AGTCTCCATCAGGTAATACAGCTTTCTCTCCTATCCTTACCTGTACTAAGTTTCCGTAATTAGACTCTCTATCCAGTCTGTAACCAAATAAATTATTGGGGTCGACTTCGATCCAGTATGGTCTGCGGTTCTGTTGTCTTTCCTCCGCAAGACTTACTGCTCCTGATGGTGCAGGATAGTCAACGAGTATGTGACTTTGGCCGTATGTGAGAGAACACATCAGTACTCTTCTTGCATATTCATCTAAATCTGACTTACAACCATCAACATCCATCTTGAACATATCTGTCCAATAAGGATCTCCTGTTAGTGATATTGGTTTACGAAGTACTAGACCTGTAGCTGCTCTAATTAATCTTTGTGTGAAAGGAGAAAATACAGCACGATTTACTCTAGCCATATATGCTGTGTAATCTTCTCTTGGTTCTAATGGTAAAAATGCCTCACTATTTTCTCTAAGATATTCTGTTCCTTCAGTTACAGCCTTCATTATTTCCCAACCTTTCATCATGTCTAGGATTGCCCTAGTTTTTGTAAAAGGACTATCTATACCGCCATAAGATGTAGAGGTAACTACTTTTGTTCTAATGTCGCCAGGAATTGAATAAGTCATTGTTTACCATTTAGTGCGGTGTGACCAGTATCTAGCCGTAAAAAATCCTGGGTTGGGATCTTGTGCGTTATGTCTGGCATAATACGATCTTCTTCTGGCTTTATCCTTTTCGGACTTAGGGTTTTTACCAGCACCCACAACCCCCTGTTGACCAAATCGTATTAGTTTTATTTTATCGCCTTTTTTAGCCAGTACCACATGAGATTTAGTGGGGTGGCCAGGTGTTTTCTTTGGTTTATTGAATCCTTCTAATCTATTTTTTGTAAGTCTAGGATCTTTTTTACTCATTTTCCCACCTTTGCCTGTGCCTTTTTATGGGCTTGGGTAAAAGTATCTCCTGCTCTCATTCGCCTTTTCATAAACTCCATATGCTTTGCACTATGATGTTCAGAATGTTTTTCTAATAGATTTTTTTGGCGAGTGGTAAGTTTCACTTCTTCTTCCTCTTTTTCTTGGATCGTAACTTCTTTAAATCGGCAGCAGTAATCTTATCCCGTGGTGGGGCAACAGCAGCGAGTTTGCGTTGCTTCGCTGAATAAGATGATTTAGGCATTAGGCAGCGTTGGTTATAGCACCGTTAGTTATAAAGCTTACGCTTACAGTTTCAAGATCGCCTGTTGTAGCAGATAAACTTGTTCCTGTAACAATTCCAGAAAAACTTACTTTTTTAGTACCAGAAGTATCTAAAAACAATTCAAATTGTGCATCGCCAGCATCTTCTGTTGTTAAAACATCAGCTAGTAAATTTGCAGTTTCATTACCACTAGCTGCTGTATAAAGAAAATCAATAGTACCAGAACCAGAAATTAATCCACCAACAAAGTTTCTTGTGGTGTTCCCGTGTGCAGTTACGTCTAATGTTTCTTTTGTTGTATCTAAAGTCCAACCTGTAGTTGAAACTACTGCTTCAGTAGTGCCCGAAGAGTTCTTAAAATTAACAGAACCTTCCTCTCCACGAAAAAATGCCATGATTCAAAGAAAAAAGAGTATTTATAAATAGTTTAACTTGTTGTTGACTTTTTTACAGTACCTTTTGACATTTTTGCCTGATATTGTTCACATCTGGGGTCCCACAGAGCAGGATTTCTCTTGCCTTTTACTTTTTCGATGATGTCAAGCATCTCGTCTGTGATTTCTGTCATTTTTTCTTGGATTTCTTTCTAAGTATATCAGCATCCGCTTTTCTTGCCCCTCCTTTTCCACTGATAAAGCTGTTTACTCTACCCATTGCCCATGCTGCCATTGGTACATTACGAGATCCAGAAGATAAATATGCTCCCTGTCCTCTGCGATACACCTGGGCAAGTTGTCCGTAGGTAAAACGACTTTTATCTGCCTTTTTTCTTAGTGTTTCTTTTGTTTTTTCGCTTAGTGGTTTTCTTTTTGGTTTCATCTTGGGCAGATCGTGACTTGTTAATAGCTTTTATATCAATATATTCGCCTCTTTTGTATTTTTCGGCTGTTTCTTTGATCTCTTTTGCCTTTGCAGCTTTATTTTTCGCACCAGCAAGGTATTTACTAGGTACGTTTGTCTTTTTGTCCCTCTTTACTCGTCTAAACTTTCTCACTTCTTTTTGGTCTTTTTCTTTTTCTTCTTTTTCTTCATTCCAGTGTGGTAAGGCATGATAAGAATTAGGTATCTTAGTATATTCTAAACGAAGTTTGACCTAATGTCTCTGGTTTGGCAAGGTTAAATTGTTGGAGGCAGAGGTAACCGAAAGCGTCAAATGCGTGGTCAACTCCTAGATTTTTGTTTGGCATACCTGTGTTCGGAGCATAAGTTAGGGTGCGAAGGGATTTTATGAGTTCTTTGCAGCGTGGGTGGATCAGGGTTCTGCGTTCTCCCATTGCGTCATATAGTGCAGTGTTAATTGCGGTTACTTTGTCACGGATTTTCCAGGGTGCCCTGGGAGAGGATACTGTGAATCCACTTCTGCGTAGGATAGTGTGGTCTGTTGAGCCTACTCCTGATGTTTTTCTGGCAGATCCCGTTGGGTCGGGACAGGCGATGATTCTGCGTTCCACTCCGTAACGGTTTGTGACTTCCTCTGCGAAGTCCCAGGTTGTTGCACCGCCTGTGAGGATTATTTCGTCAAAGACGTAGAGGATGTCTCGGTAGCGGACTGCACAGATTCCGCAAAGTGGGTCTACGTTAAAATCGACTCCTAATAAGAGTGGGGCGATGGATATGTCCTCGGCTTCGCTAGAAATGTTGGAATCTGAAAAGGAGACTGCAACGAGACCAGTGAGATTCTCAAAACTTGCCTCAAATTCTTGCTTGAATGTTCTTCTATCCAATTGGGCTTTGGCTGCTTCGACTTCTTCGGCTGGAACATTGCCCCCTTCTATTGTTGTGAAGCTCCAGCGTTTCCAATCGCCTGTTTCATCATCTGGAACGTAGCACCATAAATCGTAGAACCACGAGGCTGTGCCGTCTGGTGTGGAAATGAAGAGTGCCCATCCCTGTTTATCTGCGAGGGCTGGTCTGATTACCTGGAACCAGACTTCGGAATCCATGAAGGCTGCTTCGTCAAGTACTACTCCAGCGAGGCTTCGGCCACGCAGGGTTGTTGCGTTTTCTGTGCCCTTGAGTTCGATTAGCGATCCATTGATTAGTTCGATTTTGAGGTCGGTTTCGTTTTTGGACTGTATCCATTCTCGTGGGATTAATTTTTTGATTTCTTTCCATGCGATGTCTTTTGCCATGCGGTAGGTGGGGGCACAGTAGAAATATGTCTCGCCTGGGCGGTCTATTGCTGCTTTGAGTAGTTCTATGCAAGATAAATAGGATTTTCCGAATCTTCTACCAGCGACCAGTACCCTAAATCTTTGTTTTGCATTGAACACCTCTCCCTGTGCCCATCGAAGAGAGAGATTTTCGGCTATTTTTGTACTCATGTAGTAAAGAATAGCTTAAATATTGACGGATTTCTGTGTTTTTGTCGACTAAACACTATATTTAGGGTTATTATTCAAGTATTAACAACAAATTTAGTCCGTGGCTGATTCTGTTCTTCGTAATTCAAATGGTCAATTTACATCTGAGCGAGCACGCAAAGATGGAAGAGTATGTGGGAAAAGACAACCTGATGCAGTGATAGAAGCTAGAAGACAAAAACTTTACTCAAGACAGTTAACAGGTAAAACTACAAGACAACTTGTGTTGGAACACGCTTCCAGGGAACAGATTGGTATAGAAACTGCATGGAGCGATTGGAGAAAAGTTAAGGAATGGAACGATGAAGATTGGGAGAAGGATAGAGAGAAGATGATTTCACGACTCCAGGGCATGAGAATGAGGCTTTTTGAGCAGGCTGTAAGGAAAGGTCAGTTGCAGACGGCTGCTCAGATACTAGATTCTCTTGGTAAAGTAGTAGGGGAGAGTGTAGAGAACATCAATTTAAACACTCCACAGCTATCAATTTCGGTAGAACCTAAGAAAAATAGTTGACACTAGAGTAATATTGTAGTATTATTATATTGTAGTACATTTATCGCTTATGCTTTGATTTATCAGTAAGTTCCGTGCTTTCTGTTATATAAAAATTTTTTTAAAAATATACCCCCCATTTTTGGCGGGGGGTATTTGGTTCTGGTGGAAGTTAGCCAAGGTGTAACTTCTCACATTCAATGCTGGAATACTTGCCAGACTGTAGACAATTTTTAAATCCTTTGTCTGTGAGATAGCACGCCAGAATAAAAGAAACAGTAGCCAGAATAAAAACCATAGTATTAAGTCTGGAGCGGTTTGATCGGTTGGTAGCTAACCTGTAAACTTTTATTCGGTTTGGGTTGGATTGGATCATTTGCGGAAGTGATACGGAAAAGAGAATAAAAAGAAGTTAATAAAGTGTATGAAGTAATTTTTTATAAAATTGTTTTTTAATGAGTTTAGACTCGAAACAATATCTTATAGTTTGAATAGTTTTTAGAAATTCTTTGTATGTCATAGCAGAATTAATTTCATGACTAAAATTTCCATTCTCGAATAAAACATATCCAGAACCATATCGATTCCAGAATAGATTTGTTCCTAATGTTTCATTCAAACATTTAATCTCATAATCAAGTTTAGAATCTGACATTGTTTGATCCTCCATTTAATCTGTTAATTCTTGCTTCATTCAAAATTGCATCTATCGCAAATTGTGATGGGGGCATTTCATAATATGTTGATCCTCCAGAAGTAATTTTTTTGGGTTCTGGTGCTTCAAAATATTCTGGAGATTCTTTTGCAATAATTTCATGCATTTCTGCTGAATTATTCCAGACGTTTTTTGGTGTTGCCATAATTAAAAATAATTTAGATTACATCTAATTTTAACATTTTTTGCTATCTAATACAATACTAAATTAATACAATAATAAGCACTAAAAAACTAAAAAATCCTATCAATTCTCTACAATCTCACAGAATAAGACTTTAAATTAATTGGTATAACTAGAGAATCTCAAACGTAAGAATCCTATAATTTTAAAAGTTAACCTATGCAATACTACATTAACAACTTTAAAATCATTCAATTCTTAAACATTAAAAAAGCTAGACTCAAATAAGAATCTAGCTATTAATTTTTAGTTCCTGAACTAATTTTTATTAATTGTTTCTTTCCTTTTCACATTCCAGTAAATATTTACAATAATCTTTATCAATTCCGTTTCCATTTTTTAACGTATCCTTTAAACATCTTGTTTGACTTTCAATTTTTTTATTTTCTTCTTTTAATTTTTCAATAAATCTTTCATACATTTTTATTGTTTCATTATTTCCTAAAATTTTATTATCCATTTTTTCTAACCATTTAAAATCTGAACTTTCAATTTTTTCTAAATCTGAATAAGTACAAATAAAATTATCATCTTCTTGAATTTTTTCTTTTTCTAAAAGATCATAATATTCGGATGCAACTTCATCAACTATTTTGAATGTTTTGTTAAATTGTCTGCGGTAAGTTTGTGCGGTAGCCATAATAATTAATTGAATGAATTTTTAAATGTTAGTGAAATTTTTAGGATCGTATTGAATGTAATTTGGATCATAATTTGGAACACTTCTAAATTTTTTATACATCATATATAAAATATCTAAATGTGATTGATCGGTATATTTAATGCAATGTTCCATACAATCATTCCATTGCTCATTAACTTTTTTAGTGTATTTTTCTAAATCCTTTTTATATTCATATTCTCCGAATGGAATATTTAATTGTCCATTCTCTTCAATTTTTGTTTCTGGTTTTTGTGGTCTCCTACCTAACCATTCTGAAGATAGATAAAAAGCATAATTAATCTCACGATCCCTAAATTCTCTTAAGGTATCTTTCATGCCGTATTCATGTATGCAAGCTAATTGAGTATTAGGAGAATAATAAGGAAAGTTCAAATAAACCCAATAATCTGAACATCCCATAGTCTCAAAATCATTTGATTCTGCATGACAAGAGTAAACGTCTGGATGATCTTGCAACTGTTTAAAAGTTTTAGGATTAGCCATAATAAAAATAAAGATGGTTTTTACATTTTCTATTGTACTATATAACAGATATTAAATCAAACAGAATGTATTGATATAACTATAATTTTAAAAGGTATAAACATACCTTAAGTCTTATTAAATTATTAGATTCTCACTTGGACTCATTGAGACTCATAAAAAAAAATCCTGACTTTTTTAGAATCAGGATTAATAAATTTTAATTTTCTGTTAGACAGTATCTAATTTTTCAATACTTGTAAATGAACAAGCCATATTAGACATTGCTAATGAAAGAAGATTTGATTCTGGCCGATAGTAAAAATAATACTTACATGAATGTCTACAAACCGATCCATCTTTATTAAGTTGATGTAATGTTAATTTCTCAACATTATATTTTTTTGAATGGGATCTTCTACCAACTGAAAGTAATTTTTCACGTTTACCGATTAGGGCATCTGTCATAGATACCCTTATTAAATCGTTATTTTTAAGTGCTTTGAATGTTTCTATCATTTTTAATAATCTCCTTAAACTGTAGTTAGTCTTAAACATTCTCTTCTAGCTTTTTGGATTCTCTCAGCACATCGACCTCTTATAAGGCTCTCGAACCTGATTCGGGCTGACTCTGTTGAATCGACCCTACTAGACTCTGAATGTGTTTCATATTCGGTTATAGCGTTAAATGCGTTAAACAAATTAGGCTGATTACCATTAGCTTCGATTTGAAAGTTTCTTTTTACATCGATCCATTCTTTGTTAATATCTTTAAATTCTTTATTTCTCTTTTGTTTAGTATCTTTATCTGTTATCTGACCTATTAATTTATCTTGGAAGCTATGCAAGAATAAATTTTTAAGCATATCAGGTGAGCATGATGTATTACGCATTGCTTTAAATTCTTCAATCGAATTTGCTAGATCATCACGTTGAAATTTCAACCACGCGGGAAGATTCTGTAAGTATCCGTTAACCCCTTTAGAATGTTTAAAAACCATTTTATTTTTACTACTCTGTATAGATCCCATCTGATTAAAACACCATAATCGCACGTCCGATTGAATCACTTTGAATGAGTAAGACCCGTCCATACTATTCACAAAAATCATGCGTCTACGGATAGCGTCACCGTTTGACACTTCCATATCACTATTCTTAATAGCACATATAATAAAAACCCTAGCTGTATTATTCATAGGGATTATATGCTCTACCTCTAAAAAATTTAAGTTTGGTTCGATAGCATCATAAATAACATCATGTTTAACTAGCTCATATGTGTTAGATACTGTAGATAAAACTTTTCCTAACCTATTAGAAAAAACAGCCTTAGTATTAGGACATTCATAAGAAATGTCATTTACTTTTGTAAATGTTGGTTTAAGTTCGGGATCATTTAGAACATTAGTCTTAAATAAAATTGTCTTTAGATCATCATTTCTGTTAAATGGCACAGAAATTTTAGTTTCGTTACCGTCACGTTGATAACCTAGATTTGTTCTAGTAAAGTTGTCATTTTGATAATGACTATCAACTCTTAAATCTGTTTCTGTAAATGAAACTAAAGAATCAATTTTGTTTGAGTTGTAATTTTTCATGGATGTTGTAAAAATTAGATTACATTTAAAATACTACACTAATGTATATGAGATAGCAAGTTATTTTTCTAATTCAATATTAATTAAAATTTTATCAATTAATTTATCTGCACGATAACAGAGATTATCCGAAAATTGATTATTAACATTATTAGCTATTTTTTGTAAACAGATTAATATAAAAAAAGTATCTTGAATACTAAGTTTATAATCTTTTCGATTAAAAAATTTATGAATGGTAGATGACATAATGAATGAAAAAAGCAGTACAATCAATAGATAACCTAGTCAATAATGAATGTCAAATTCTGAGAATTATCAGTGAGAATTATCAGTGAGAATTTTAATAAGTTGCATAATGAATGGAACTAAAGTAATATTGTAAGGCACATTAACCACCATGATTATGGCTGTCGATCCACTGGATACCAGTAGTGAGAGGTTTTTAACCGCCACTATGAATGAAATAAAAATCTTAGTCGGTATGATGACTAAGTTAAAAGAACTGTTCCCAATAGAGGGACATTATTATACACACAAAGCTTGCGACATATTTATCACAATATGTAAGCAACAGTTATCTACCGAAGATGTAGAAGAGCTAACGGAGAGATACGGGATATGAAAAGAACTGAATCTGAATTTATTTTCGCTAAGTTTTTTGATGCTTATGACGAATCACGATCCAATACAAAGGATACTTTAGGATTATTAGCTGTTTATCAATTATTTCATGATGAGAATGGACACTGGTGTTTATTTAAACAAAATCTTGGGATTGATTGCGATAAGCATAAAGACGAAAATCATGCTGACCAGTTAATTGAGTCAGAAGATATTTTTGATTTATTCCGTATGCTATCTGAGGAACAGTTTAAGAATCACAAAAAATTCTATAACAAAGAATACAAGTATCAGGATAAGGTTGATGACTAAACATTTTATTAATCAAGCCTTAGAAAATATGGATAGGTTCGGGGGTAGTTTTGTACAGTCTCTTGCTGTCTGCTATAAAAAAGCCGATCCAGATAATCAAACTATTCTCTATAACGCTTTTGAACATCTTTTCTTCAAATATGCCAGATTTAAAAATGACTAAAGAAGAGGCTGAAAATTTCATCTATAAATGTCTGGTAGATAACGAATCCAAAAAAGATCCAAAAGAAAAATTAACTCGGTTGGATATATGCGATATACTGCATACTGATTTTGAGATTCCTAAGTCTACGGCATATAGATACTATAAAGATTCCTTTAATCTATATAAATGGGAGCAGGCTAAACCCGATCCATCAAAAAAGATTAAAGATGCAAAAGATACCATACTAGATAGCGTATTAGATGAAGCTGAAAGTTTACTAGCTGAAGGCAAGTCCCTCGAATATTTTAAAGGTATCGAACTATATTCAAAACTACTTACGAGGTTTAAAAAAGTATGACTGATTCTTTTTTACACAACCATCAATCTGCACTGGACAGCCAGCGTGAAGATGATGCGATCCAATATCTACAGGATTGTGGGGTTTACCCCGATCCAGATGATAAACACTATCCTATGGAGACAGATTATGATTAAAAAAGTTTTAGTAACTCTGTTAGTTACAGTGGACACTGAAGATGAAGAAATTTGTCCCTCTGGCGATCCACTAACTGAGAATGTTGTATTAAATCACATAGATGACGGATTTATTGATCCTGTAGAGGAAATTTATACCTCGCATATATCTGATTATGTAGAACACTCAAAACGTGTAGAAAAAAGAATTGAGGATTTGTACCATGACTGAAAAATGGCTAGTAACGATCCATCAAATCAATTACATAGAGGTTGAAGCTGATTCTGAAGATGAAGCTAGAGAAACTGCTTCCGAAATGGAATGGGGTTCTCTGGGAGATGGCAAGTACGAAATGTATATGGAATCTGAAGAACTAGACGACTGCTAACTCTTTTAGGTTTTTGTGGTAACGATCCACTCTATCTAAAAATATACTTTCTGATCCTCGCAATTCTAAATTGTTGAGGATTTTTATTTGGGGTTTACCACTTCTGCGAGCTACTACAACTGCACCATATTTTGGTTTTATGCCTGTGAGATGTTGTAAACCTAGACTGTACGCTCCAAGTTGATGACAGAATTGTTCGATCATATCATCTGACCTTACTTCTTTAGCAGTTTTCCAATCCACTATGAATGGCCCATCTCCATCAATGTCCAGTAGAGCGTCTGCTGTACCAGCAAATCCGTAGCCTGGTTTGTACACGGAGAACTCGACTGCATGAATGGCGGTTACACGATCCAGTATGAATGATCGTAAACCTCTTGCGTAGCCTGACGCACTCCAGCTAACACGCGGTGCGGATTCAACTGCTTTTTGTAGACCCCATTGAGTGACTTTTTTCGGACAGCGTTCCAGTCCATCCGATCCAGTCCTCCATAAACCTCTTTTGTTTGAGTTTTGCCTTGCAAATTTTGCTGCAAGTTTGAGAATAA